AGGATAAAGATAAGGATAAAGATAAGGATAATGATAAAGACATATTACCCCCCTATAGTCCCCCCAAGGGGGGAAAGGCCGATTCCTCACTGCGTTCGGAATCTCGTGAAAACGTGTCCGTTTACACGCCACCGAAAACCGTCCGGACGGACTATCAAGCGGTATTGGATGCATTCCACGAATCATGCCCTAGCCTTCCTAAGGTGATAAAGCTATCAGATTCCCGGAAGAAAGCAATCAAGGCAAGGCTTAATGACTTCGGCTTAGAGGATATAAAACGAGCCTTTGCCCTTACGGAGCAATCGGATTTCTTGAAAGGCACCAATGCCAACGGCTGGCAAGCGGGGTTTGATTGGCTGATGAAACCCGCGAATCTTACCAAGGTGCTGGAAGGGAATTATGAGAATAGGTCAAGTCCCGGAAAGAAAAGTATGTGGGGAGAGGATGACTATTTGAACAAGCTGGCAAATGGCGAGGCTTCGCTTAGTGATGATTTTCTTGTTGGGGAAGTAATAGAGGAGGTGAAAGTATGACGGAAAGCGAGATTGCTAGGCTGGTAAGGGCTATAAGGTTGACTTATCCAAAGTATTACACAGGGATGGGACAAGAGGATTTCAAGGGCTTAGTGATGGCATGGACAATGGTTCTTGCAGAACATGACTTTGCTATAGCTACAAGGGCATTGCAGTTATATCTATCCAGCGATACAAAAGGATTTCCGCCTTCTCCTGGCCAGATAGTGGACAACATTTTGCGCATAACGAAACCTCAAAGTGCAGAAATGACAGCGCAAGAGGCGTGGGGGCTGGTAAGAAAGGCCATAAGAAACGGCTACTACGGGGCGGAGGAAGAATTTGAGAAGCTACCTCCAGCTTGCCAAAGGGCGATAGGGAATCCGGCAAGCCTAAGAGAGTTTGCGCAAATGGATTCTGAGGCGGTGGAGACTGTAGAGCAATCGCATTTTATCCGGGCGTATAACACGCAAGCGGAGAGAGAAAAGGAAGATGCAAGAATGCCGGAAGCGATTAAACAGCTGATCCAGAAGATGGACAACGACAAGAAACTGCTGGAAGGGAAGGAAGGAGCATTGCTCCATGATTAGCGGGACGGAGAAAGGAAGGTGCTTTATATGCCAGCGATACGGACATACAGACCTGCATCACTGCTTGCACGGACACCGCCGGAAGATGGCGGATAAGTACGGCTTGACTGTCTGGCTTTGCCGGGAATGCCATAGCGCATTGCATGATCGGGGCAAGTATGACAGGGAACTGGAGGAAATGGCGCAAAAGGAATTTGAGAAATCCCATAGCCGGGCGGAGTTTATGCGGGTGTTTGGGAAAAACTATTTGTGAGAGGGGAAAACATATGAAAAATGCATTTGTAAGTAGCAATGAACTGAAGGTCGAAAATGATATTTTTGACCCATTCCGTGGAGACATGAATCTGATTGTCCGGGAGCTGATTAAAAACATGATTGACAAGGACAGCGAGGATGGAAAGATAGTGGCGACTATTGAGATTAAGCTATTGCAGACATTCAGCAATGACGGCGCAACCTACCAGCCGATGCTAAAGCACAAGGTATGCTCAACTTTGCAACTGAAGGACGAAATGAAGGGCGGAAATATTTGTAAAGATATGGAGCTGGCGCTTGATGAGGAGACAAATACATACTATCTGCGGCACATGACGGGAAAGCCGCAAATGAGTATTTACGACATGGAGCAAAGAGAAGAAGAGGAGGACGAAGAATGAATCATGTAGTTTTAATTGGGCGACTTGTACGGGATCCAGAAATTAGATACTCGCAAGGGGAAAAGCCTATGGCGATTGCAAAGTACACGCTGGCGGTAGATAGGAGATACAAGAGAGAGAACGAGCCAACGGCTGACTTTATCCGCTGTATCGCATTCGGCATGAATGCAGAATTTTCCGAAAAGTACATGAGCCAAGGGCGGAAATTCGCTGTAGAGGGAAGCATTCAGACAGGCAGCTATCAGAACAAGGATGGGAAGACCGTATATACTACGGACGTTATCGTAAACGGACAGGATTTCTGCGATTCAAAGCCGGATAGTTCTGGAAACTCTGGAAACTCTGCGGGAGCGGCAACGGATTCCGAAGGATTTATGAGTATTCCGGATGGGGTAGAGGACGAAGGACTGCCGTTCAACTAAAGTGAACTGTCAACCGATAGCTGACAGTTGGTTATCAACTATCGGTTGACTACCACGGTGGAAACATAGAGAGGTGAACAATGAAAGAAATAAAGCTATATCAATGCGATGTATGTGGAACAAAATATGCGGAGAAATTAAAGGCCAAAGAATGTGAAAAGTACCACGCGAAAGAATTGGTAATCTCTGATTGCAAATATCACGGAATGAATGTTTGCGGAAGGTTTCCGGTAAAAATCTGGGTTAAGGCGAAAAACGGAGAAGAAAGGATGTATAGACTATGACAAGACTGCCAAACTTAGAATTGCTGATGTACAAAGTAGGAATTTATCTTGGTTACGATGAAGAATTTGTACAAAAATCAAAAGGGAAATTACTACATTTCACAATCGAGACATTCCCCCAAACATGGGGTAGCACCTGTACAGGTTTTGACATTACATCGGACGGAAAGGCTACTGTTGGCGGTTGTGCCATGACTATGGAATATACAAGCGTTGTACATGAAGAGAATACAGAAACCTATTTGGTTTTCTTTGGGGATAGACCTTGTTATGTGGTTCACAATCCAACAAAGGAATTTTACGAGGACTTGAAGGAAAGGCATTTAGCTAGTCTGTCAAAATCGAAAGAGAGGTATTAAATGACAAGAGAAGAAGAACTGAAAGAACTTGAACACAGAAAAGAAAGAAAGGTTAGAGTGTTTAAACACGGATGCTGTGGGGTTTTTACGGCATTGTACAAGTGCCCTACCTGTGGTGAAAGACTTAACGAGTTTGATATGTTAGACCACTGCCCTCACTGTGGGCAGAAGTTAGATTGGAGTGTGTTGTATGATTGAGATGCAATCAGTATCCGAAGATGGAGAGGAAAGGAAGTACGAACTATGCACGAATTAAAGGTAGATATTACAGCGTTGCTGGTGTGCAAAGCAGAAGTTGCATTCTTTAACGAGGATTTAATCGCTGATTTAAAGCTTTGCTTACCGGAAATGGAAGAAGCTATCAACGAGATAGGTGAAAGATTGAAGGCGTTTTCGGAAGAAATTGACAATAAGCTATTAGAAGCACTGAAGAAAGAACGAGAGGAATTATACAATGGTTGAGCTAACAGAAAAAGACCTACAGGAAGTGCCTTTAGAGGATGAGTATACCGCCATGCTCGAATCACAAGGCGAGGAAGCAACAAAAGCCTTTTATATCTGCAATGCCTTTAAATATCTGCATCGGCAGAGAAGAAAAGGCGGTGTGGCGGATATAAAGAAAGCTAAGTGGTGCTTAGAGAAGTATCTGGAACTTGAAGAAAAGAAAGAAGGGAAAAGCAAGGGAAGAGCTGGGCAGTTTGTTGAAGCAATTCGCCGTGATTGGACAGGGAATTATATATTGCGGATAGAAGAAGGAGATATGCGACTAACGCCTAAGGAAGCGGAAGAATGGATGAAAAAACGGCTTAAAGAAACAGAAAATAAGCTAGTGCAATAACAGAATAAAAGAAAGGGGACGGGAATAAATGAAAATATTTATAAGCCATTCCAGAAAAGGACGAGAAGCAGAAGATATACAGAAGGAAAGAGAACAGTTATCCCTTAAGCTGAAGGAGAAGTATGGCGAAGGGGTGGAGATTGTAGAAACTTTTTTGAACGAAATTTCAGAGAAGGACGAAGAGGAAAATCCTGTATGGGTCTTAGGCTGGTCGATACAACTACTTTCAACTGTGGACGGGGTTGTTTTCGGTCGAGATTGGTACAAGTCAAAAAGATGCCGGATAGAACGGCATATATGCCATGAATATGGAATTGAGATAGTAAAGCTGTAAGAAAGGGGGCGAGTATGGATATCTATATAAGCCAGCCTATGGAAGGGCGAGAAAAGGCGGAATGCGATAAAGAGCTGGTTGATGTGGCGGAGGCGCTAAAGAGGGAATATAAGGATAAAAAGCTAGGCTTTTTCTTCCGGATCTGCACGGACGACAGAGATTTGCGAATGTTTGATTTTTCAAGAAATGTTTTTTTCTTAGGAGAATCTAAAGCCGTTTACTTTGTGGACGACTGGGAAAAAGATAAGTTATGTAGGATTGAGCGGGAGATTTGCGAAGCGTTTAATTTAAGCATAATAAAAAGCAAGTAAGAAAGGGGGATAGCTATGATAAAGCCTTTAAATTTTGGGAATTTTCAAGCCATGAAAAGGTATAGCTATAACCAAATGAACGCCTGGGCGGTGTCCGTATATCAAAGCGGATTCGAGGACGGGCAAGAATCTATGCCAAGGATCCTAGAATTTGACAAGGACACCATGGAAGAATTCTTGCTAGGGATTGACGGCATAGGAGAAAAGACAGCCAAGAGGATCGTAACCGCCTTTATAGAAAAAGGCGAGGCGGCGTGGGAGATATAGTAGCATGGATTGGGTAAGCGAAAAAATACAAGTTAAATGCCCCTTTTATATAAGTCACACCTTCCCGAGAGGGAAGGGGGCGACTTCTATATCATGCGAAAAACTGCCGGAGATAGAAGGGAATTGCACCATGCAGATATGCTTTTCCGACAAGAAGGCCTTAGATGCGCACATGGCCGCATACTGCAAGGGCTTTTCCTTTGCCCGGTGTCCGCTATATAAACATATCGCTGAAGGATTGGAGAAGGAGGAAGGAAAGAGTGAGGAAAGACGAGCAGAAAAGGCTAAAAAAAGAAGCTGGCTTGACGAAGAAATTGAGAGAAGCCGGAAAGCAAAAAGATACTAGGATAAAGGCGTTGGAGATGCGGGCAAGCCATTTCAGAGCATTAAAGGACTCGAAGAACGCGGAAATAGCAAGGCTTAATCTCTCGCTATGCCATAGCGAAGCACTATGTAGCATTTTGATAAAGCGACTTGGTGGATCCGTAGACGTAGCCGGGCAAGATTGGGTAAAGGCGATAGAGGATAGGCGGTCTATCGTGGTTAAGACGGACGAAGCCGGTACTTTTTCCTTCATGGAAGCGGATATTGCTAGGGAAAAGGAAGCAGAAAAGGCGTAGGATAAAAGAAAAAGCAGAGAGGAGGGGGAACCGTGGGAAGCGCGAGAGGCGTAAAAAAAGGGTTCATGCAAGACTATCTTACGGAGGAAATTCTTACTTACGTAACGGCGCTAAAGCGGAAGGGCGTGACCGATGAAGAGCTGGCCAAGGCGCTGGGGATATCTAAGCAGACCTTGTACAACTGGAAAAATAAAAGCCAAGAATTTCGCTTTGCGATACGTGACGGCAAGATGGTTGCGGATGCCCAAGTGGAAAATGCCCTTTTCCTCTCTGCAATAGGGCATACAAAGAAAGTAAAGACCGTATTAAAAGACAAAACCAGTGGAATCCCCCTGGTAAAGAACAGGGATGGAGAAATTACCCTTATGAAAGGGGAAGAGGGGGAAGAAATGCTTTACTATACGGATTTCCTGTATTTAAAGCCGGATGTTAAAGCTATGATCTTCTATCTTACAAACCGATGCTTCAAAGATTGGAAGATGAACCGGCAGAACAAGGAAGACGGCGAAGGAAGCGGACTTCCCGCCGGAGTGGTGGAAGTGGTGGTTAGAAACGAAGGACTGGAGGAGCTGGAGCGGAAAGCGATAGAAGAAGCACGGAAGAAAGACGAGGAAGCCAGCAAAGGAGAAAGCTAGGAAATGAATGATGAGTTTTACACTAAGCCGGAGATATACGAGGCGGTGAAGAATTATGCCGTGAGTGAGTACGGACTGGAAGGAAGGGAGATTGTGCGGCCATTCTGGAAGGACGGAGACTACAAGAATTTTAACTATCCTATAGGGGGGGGTGGTGATTGATAACCAGCCATTTAGCAAGAGCGCGGAAATAGTAGATTTCTACTTAGAAAAGGGAATTGACTTCTTCCTTTTCTGCCAGACACAAAGAGCCTTGACCTTATTAAAAACCGAAAGGGATATAACACTTATTATCTGCTCCGAAAGAGTGAAGTACGACAACCAAGAAGAGAAGATAGGAACAAGCTTTATAACGAATCTTGATAAAAAATACAGGGTGAAAACCGCAGTCGAGTTATCCCGGAAGTTTAGAGAGATTCAAGGGGGACTTGCCAAGGCTTCAGCGTACAAGTACCCGGATAATTTTGTGGTAGGGCATATGCTGGAGAGATACGCAAAGAATGATATTGATTTCAGCGTGGAAAAAGAAGATTGCTATACAGAAAGAATCTTAACCAGCATGGACGGGAGAAAGGTAAGTGCTTTCGGCGGCGGCCTTGTACTACATGGCAAAGCGGTAGACAAGAAGAAGGCCGCAGAAGAAGAATATGAGCAAAAAGGATTGATTGAATTGGTGGTATAGAAAAAAGGAAGGGAAAAACCCTTCCTTTATGCATTGATTAGGTCGCTTGCTGAGATTGTGGGATAGCATTTATTTATCTGGATCCATTCCCCATAATTTCCGGGATGAACCTTCCTAGTCATTACCTTACATATTTCCTCGTCCATGCCAAGGCGTGGGATATATAAGAAGGTGACGGTCTTGCTTGTCCGTCTGATGATTTTGATGGCTTCCCTATGGAGAGGGTCGCCGTCAGTATATTGCTGGGGTTCTTGGTAGTAGTTCCCCATGATGAACTTAGTATTTCTTTGCGCCTCTGCAAGTGCAGCGTTGGCGTTGGCTAATGCCTCGGTGGCTTCCTGTAGGTTGGAAGCCTTTGCCATGCGGTAGCTGAATAAATCTATAATCTTTTCCATGATATCCTCCTTTTATGGAAGGGGCTTATGCCCCTTTCTTATAGCACTTGATATTATTTGCTTGCATATACTCAACTTCATCAAGAATCTTTGCTAAGTTCTTTGGCGTAGGGGTGTAACCATCAAATAGCTGGCAACGCGTGCCTTCTCTGTATATGGTTGGGTTATACCAACTGTGACATCCTTCTGGGGTTGTAAAGTAAGTTTTGATATATATAGTCCCCGTTATATCGCTTAAACTTACTTCGATTTGCATATTTCCTTTTACTAGAAAAAATCTGACTTGGGAGCCACATTCTTCTAATGTGTAACCCTTATTCACTGCTACCTTTGCAAATTCGTTTAAGTTCTTATTCATATATACCTTCTTTCTGCCCTATGGGCTTGTGCCGTGCGGCTTATTGTTTGCTATGTACGTAGTCTATCATTAGCTACGCACGTAGTCAATAGGGAAATTGTCACAAAAGAAAGATTGTTAATTTGGCGAAAATGACGGTTGACTATGTACGTAGGCTATGATAAGATAAGGACAGTTAAGAAAACGGCATTGCCCAAGGGGCGGAAAGGTGGAGACGATGACATTCAATAGTAAAGAAGAGGTAAGAAGCGCCTGGGATAGATTAAAGGCAGAGGAAAGAGAGTATTTAGAAAATGCTTATGAGGAAGTAAAGGAAGCGCTTAGAGCAGACGGAAGCGACCCAAGGGATATAAGCACGCTCGAGTCTTTAGAAGAGTATGCGGAAAATATCGGCTGGGAAAGCGATGGTGCATCTGCATACGAGGATTTCAAGGAGATTATAGAAAACTAGGAGAGGGATTCCTCTCCCTACGTTATAAAAATAAGATAGGCTTCCAATTAGAAGCCAGAAGGGTGGAAACATGAAGGAAATTACATTAGAGGAAGTAAAAAGCAGACTAAAGAGCAGAGAAGCCCTAAATCTCAATGGGGAAGATTTTTATCTGGAGATACCGGAAGAACTTCAGTATTTGCATTATACTGACAATAAGAAAGACCGTCATAATTTAGTTGTCTATAGCGTTGAGGCAAAACTTCCAGAAGGAATTGAGGATCCAGAGGAGATAGCCAGAGAGTACGAGGCTTTCTTAAGCTTGGATAATGCACAGTACAGGGGAGTATTAGAGGAATTACAATCAGAATACAATTCCCTTGTTAATCAATACAACTTTCAGAATGACGAGGACGAATAGGAGGGGGATTTCCCTCTCCTAAGAGAAAGGATATATATGGGCTGGAAGGAAAATAAGGCGCAAAGGGATATTGCTTACGCCAGAGCAAAGGTAAAGCGGGTTCCCTTTGATATACAGGTGGCGGAGTATGACCGCTTGAAAGAAATTGCTGGAGATACGGCGGTTAATACCTATATCAAGAAGGCATTGAACGCTTTTTCCGGGGAAGAAATATTTAAAACTTAAAAAGGAAGTAGACGACTTTAAAAAAGGACAGCTTAAGCGGCTGTTCTTTTTTTATTGCTAGGGTAAAAATCCCTTGATTTTGCTTGAATTATAGGCAGAAAGGGGGATTTATGGAAGCGATTTGGAAGCCACAACCGAAGCAAGCCTTGATGATGTCACGGCCAGAGTATGAAGCACTTTATGGCGGAGCGGCTGGCGGAGGAAAGACGGATTATCTCGTTATAGAAGCATTAAGACAAGTGCATATTCCTCACTATAAAGCCTTGATTTTAAGAAGAACCTTCCCCCAGTTAAAGGAAATTATAGATAAAGCCTATCTGTACTACCCCCGCGCCTTTCCAGATGCCAAGTACAACAAAACGGAGCACCGCTGGACTTTCCCAAGCGGGGCAAAGATTGACTTTGGAAGCCTTAATTCCGAAGAGGACAAGTATAAGTATCAGGGTATTGCATACGACTTTATCGGATTTGACGAACTTACGCACTTTACGGCGACACAATACGAATATTTGAAGTCAAGAAACCGTGCGAATGGTGCGGGCACTGTCGTATATACCCGGGCGACAGCAAACCCCGGGGGCGTAGGGCATGGCTGGGTAAAGGATAGGTTTGTAACCTCTTGCAAAGCTGGAGAGACTAAGACGGAAGTATATAAGGTAAAGACGGAAAAGGGCATAGAGTACAAGGCGCAATCCCGCGTATATATCCCCGCCTCTGTCTTTGATAACAAGAAATTACTGGAGAATAACCCGGAATACGTCACGCACCTTGCCGCGCTTCCTGAAGCGGAAAGAAACGCCCTCCTTTATGGCGACTGGGACAGCTTTACAGGGCAAGTCTTTACGGAATTTAGAAATGATAAGGCTGGCTATATCACGCGCCAGTGGAGCCATGTAATAGAACCATTCCCCATTCCTGAATGGTGGAAGGTTTTCCGCGCCTATGACTTTGGCTATAGCAAGCCCTATGCGGTCGGCTGGTATGCGGTGGATGGAGATGGGCGAATGTACCTTATCCGGGAATTGTACGGCTGCACAAGTACGCCTAATACGGGCGTTAAGCACGAGCCACACGAACAGGCGCGAAGGATAAAAGAGGTGGAAAACACTGACCCGCGATTAAAGGGAAGGAAAATAAGCGTGGGGAGCGTTGCGGATCCAGCGATATGGAATAAGTCGACAGGCGTATCAGTGGTGGAGGCTATGGAATCGGAAGGGGTGTATTTCGATAAAGGCGACCATGAGAGACTAGCCGGGCTTATGCAATGCCACTATAGGCTTGCATTTGATGAAAATGGCTACTCGATGTTCTATGTATTCTCTGACTGCCTCGATTTTATCCGGACAGTTCCGAATTTGACCTATGACGAGAAGAATGTGGAGGATATCGACTCCAGCCAAGAAGACCATATTTACGATTCGTGGAGATATGCCTGTATGAAGAATCCAATAAAGGCAAGAATGAACTACATCGACCGCGAATCGCACGATTTTGACCCGCTTAATTTGTATCAAGGCAACGCCAAGAGGCGGCTATATAGAGGATAGGAGGAAAGAATGGCAAGAAAGAAGAAGGAAGTAGTAGAAGAGAAGAAGCAAGTGGCAAGTGCCGGGGAAGGCATTGCGGAGGATAGACCGGAGGGAAAGCCTTTTATGAATCCCCCGGTAGAGCCTGTCGTGTACAAGCCAAAGCTTACGGATGAGGATTGCCGGGAAGCAGAGTTTAGGTGTAAGCGGTACCACGAGAAGATGCAACCGCTTGAGAATAGGCTAATCGAGAATGAAACCTACTACCGCCAGCAATATTCTGATTACAAGGACACGGACGACAGAAAGTCATTACCGGAGAAGGGAAGCGGGTATCTTATCAATGCCATTATTAACAAGGTGGCGGACATGATGGACAACTACCCCCAGCCGACTATTTTGCCCCGTGAGGAATCGGACGAGGAAACGGCTTCAATCCTTAGTAAGGTAATTCCCGCCATTCTGGATCGGAATAACTATACAAAAGTGTACTACGGTTGCGCCATGGAGAAGGTAAAAAACGGCGTATCAGTCGCCGGAGTATTCTGGAATCCCACAAAGGACAATATCGGGGACGTGGAGATTAAGCGTATTGATATCATAAATATGCGCTGGGAACCCAATATCGAGGATATACAGGATAGCAAGGAAGTGTTTATCCTCACGGAATCCGATGTAGATACTATGAAAGTGCTTTACCCGCAGATTCTTGGCAATCTTACCGGGGAATTTGGCACGGATTTAAGCAGTTATAGCGATTCTGAGGTTGCAAGGGCGGAAGATAAGGTTATTGTGTACGATTGGTACTATAAAAAGACCGTTTCTGTAGAGATTGGCGGACAGGTATTTCCGAAGACAGTCCTACACTATGCGAAGTTCTGCAATGGAAAGTTATTGTATGCTTCAGAGAACGACCCCGCAAAGGAATCCGGCTGGTACGAGGATGGACAGTACCCCTTTATCTTTGATGTTATGTACCCCATCAAAAACACGCCTGTAGGTTTCGGCATGATTGATATTATCCGGGAACCTCAGGAGTTTATCGACAAAATGAATAAGGCTTTGATTCAGAACGTCCTTGCCAACGCCCGCCCTAGGCGGTTTGCTAGGGACTCGACAGGCATTAACGAGGAAGAATTTAACGACTACAACAATCTAATCGTGCACTACGAGGGCGACCCTAACGGTATTGTGCCGATTGATGTAAACCCATTGCCCCCTATCTATGCGCAGATTCTTGAGAACGTAAAGGAGGAGTTAAAGGAAAATTCCGGGAACCGTGACTTTTCACAAGGAGCCACAAGCGGAGGCGTTACAGCAGCATCCGCAATCGCGGCATTACAGGAAGCTTCAAGTAAGACTTCCCGCACCATGAATTTAGTATCCTATGATGCCTTTAAATCCCTTATCACGATGGTAATAAGCAGAATGCAACAGTTCTACAGCGTTCCCAGAACCTACCGCATAATCATGAACAATGAAAACTACTATGCAATGGTGGGTATTTCCAAGGATTCCCCTATGGCAAGCGATTCCATGGCGGAGTTACTGCCGGATTCTGTATTTGACCAGTCCATAGGGAAATACATGGGCGGGCATAAGCCTATCTATGACATTTCCGTAGGCGCAGAAAAGGCCAGTCCCTATTCAAGGGTAGCGCAAAATGAGTTTGCCAAAGAATTATTCCAACTAGGGGTATTCAATCCCCAGCTTGCAGACCAAACGCTTGGAATGCTTAAAATGATGGACTTTGACCAAAAGGAAGAGATTATCCAGATGGTATCTCAAAATCAGACCTTGCTACAAGAAAACATGAAGATGAAGCAGTTATTGCAAGGATTAGGCGGAATTGTAGCTGAGACGACTGGAGACACAAGAATCATGCAGATGTTCGGTATGCCGGAAGAAGCGCAAGCCATGCCGGGAAGAGCAAGCGGCCAGAGTATAGCGGTAAACCAGCTAGGAGAGGCGCGGAAGGAAAACACTACATCACAAGCGGAGAAAGCTAGGATAGAGGCCAGAGAAAGGGCGGGCGTATGATAAAAGGCTTATGGAGAGAGACGGAGGGAGGCATAGAGCTATCCCTCCATGGACACGCTAAGAGAGAGAAGGAAGGCACGGACTATGCCTGTAGTAAGGTTTCCGCCCTGTCGCAAGCTTTAGCCTATAGGGTGCTGGAGTTCTTCAACAAGGATAGTAGGGGCGGAAGCTATTACTACAACGCAAACCATGGAGATTTCACTTTATCCGTAGATTTTGGGCGTATGCCGGAGGCGGAAAGAAGGGAAGTTCTGGCGATGTTTTCCGTTGCCCTATATGGCTTGGATATTGTCGCTATGCAATATGAAAATAGTATCGTTATTGCTAGGGAATCTGTAAAAGAGAAGTGCTAAAACCGATATAGACACTAGGGAGAGACCTAAGAGACGGACACGCTCACCATAAAGAGCAGAAGGGAAGAAACGAATGAAAAGATTATACCTTGAACCTTTACAATTTTCAGATGGCGGAGCAGACGGCGCAAGCGGTGCGGAAGGCACGACAGAAGCGCAAGAGACTGCACAGGCACAGGAAGGAGAAGCGCAGAATCCGGAGGAGAAGACGGAGGAAGTTCCTAAAGAAGATGCTCCAAAGGCTGACCTAAAGAAGCTACTGAAAGAGAATGAAGAGTTAAAGGCACAGTATGATAAGGCGGTGCAGAACCAAATTATCAGACGCTTTAAGGACTATGATGGCCTTAAAGCAAAAGTTGCGGATTTAGATATGCTGTCCGGTTTAATCATGAGTGCATTTCCAGATGCGCCGCAAGACGGAGACCCCGCAAGCCTAGTAGCCTACCTTCAGAACAAGACCGACCTATACGCAGAGGCGGCAAGCCAAGCCGGAATGACCGTAGATGCCTATAGGCGTATGCAAGAGGTAGAAGCAAAGAACCGGGCATTGTTGGGAGAGCAGAGAGCGGCACAGGAAGAGGCGCAGAGAAGAGAACTTTACGCCCGCTGGGATGCACAAATTCCGGAAGTAAAGGAAGCTTACCCGGACTTTGACGAAGCGGAGGAAATGGGGAACGAGGAGACGGGGGAAAGATTTATTTCTCTGATTTCCCAAGGCTGGACTATGAAGCAAGCGTATGAAGCTATCCATATGCACGAGATTATGGACAGACAGGCACAGCTTGCAAAGAAACAGGCCGCCATGGAGACTGCCAGGCAGATTAAGACAGGGCAAGGGGATGTGAAAGAATCCGCAACCGGAAGAACGGCATTGTCTCCAGTAAATGGGGACATTTCCAAGATGAGCGATAAAGAAATCGCGGAAATTGTAAACAGAGTAAATAGAGGAGACCACGTCATCCTCTAAGAAGAGGAGAAGAAGATTATGAGATTAGCAGAAACAAAGACCAATGTTCTGGATTTGCTGTACCTTGAGGCACTGCAGTTCCCAGACCCTACACCAATGAACCTTACCACAAGTACCGCTTCCGACAATGACCTATCCCCCTCCAACAATAAGACATTCTATGACAAGAACCTTATCCGCTTGGTGGGACCTTCCTTGATTCACGATCAGCTTGGAAAGAAGGTAAGTATTCCTAAGAACCACGGAAAAACTATTGAATTTAGAGGATTCGAGCCACTGGCAAAGGCAACAACTCCGCTTACTGAGGGACAGACACCTACCGGAAATAAGCTGGATATGTTCACCGTAACCGCTGTGCTGAAGCAGTACGGCGATTATGTAGCATTATCTGACCTTCTGGAAATGACCGCCATTGATAACCATGTGTTGGAAGCACAGGATAAGCTTGGCGACCAGGCGGGAAGAACCCTCGATACGGTAACGCGAGAGGTAGTCAATGCCGGAAATAATGTGCAATATGCCGAAGGACAGGTATCTTCCAGAACCGCCCTTACTTCCGCGCATAAACTTACGCCGAAGGCTATCGCCATGGCGGTAAGAACCTTAAAAAAGTACAGTGCGCCGAAGATTAACGGAAAGTACGCTGGAATTATTTCTCAGGACGTTGCCTTTGACCTAGAGCAGAACGATGACTACAAGAATCTATTTAAGTACACTGACAATAGTTCCTTCAAGGAAGGCTATTTGTTCGACTTGCACGGCGTAGAGTTCTACGAGACCTCAGAAGCGAAGAAGTGGATTAACGCGGGAGCTTCATCCGTAGACGTATATTCTACCTTGATTTGCGGTAAGGATGCGTTTGCGGTAACCGGTTTAGAGGGAGAAGGCTTAGAGACTATCGTTAAGCAGCGCGGTTCTGCCGGTTCCTCTGACCCACTGAACCAGCGTTCTACTGTAGGTTGGAAGGCACTAAAGGCGGTAGCTATCCTTACAAACCAGTACATGGTTCGTATCGAGACAGCATCCACCTATAACGAGCATGAGGCTAACTAAAAGGAGGTAGCATGGCAAAGGATAACGTAGTAGAAACGAAAGTAACTGAAGGCACGGCAGTAGAAGCAACCGCATCAGCTAATGCGGTTGATCCAATGGAAAAGGACACGAAAGTAGTATTCCTTCCCCTTGACGATACTCACAAAAGACCGCTTTTCGTATGTGTGAACGGTAGGTCTTTGAGAGTTCCAAGAGGGAAGAATGTGGAGGTTCCTAAGGAATTTGCGGAAGCGATTCGGAACTCCATGGAACAGGAGGCGGAAGCAATTCGGTATTCGGATTCTGTAGCCTACGAAGCGGAAGGCTAAACTTGGAGGCGGTGGGGGAACCTACCGCCTTTATTTTATACAGGAGGGAAAAAGATGATTAAAGTACGGAGCAAAACCTTATTCATTCCGGCGGAGGAGCAGTCAATCGGTGCCGTAGGCGAGGCGGAATCTACCATCAGAGAATTTCATATTGATAGAATATCTGGGGATGGCGTAGACCTAGCCAATTTGATTTTTCGCTTAAATCTGCGATATGCGGGTGTACAGCGGACGGATCGGAGTGACTTGGAGAAGGTCGTAACGGATAGCACGATTATTCTAAGATGGACAATCTCTGCCGTTACGCTGAAGAATCCTGGCACAATCTTTGTGCAGTTGGATGCCTTTGATGATGGCGGAGCTTGCCGTTGGAAGTCCTACCAAGGGGCAATGTATGTAGAAAAGTCCGTGGGAACGCCAACGGCAACACCGCAAGAGCTGTCAGAACTGGAGCAGTTGGAAAGGAAGCTTGAAAAGCTGAAGGTGGCTAGTGAATCCTTAGAATCCATTGAGCAGACCGACAAGAAGTTCACTGCCGCTATGGAAGAGGTAAAGGCTAACAAGGAATTTGTAGCACAGGCGAAGGACAGCGTAGACGAGGCTAAAAGGGCGGTTGATACTGCAAAGCAAGCGGTAGATACAGCCAAACAGGCGGTTGATACTGCAAAAGCAGAGTATGAGGCGGCAAAGCAAGATATCATTGATAAGCGGCTGGAAGTGAACGCCTTATATGGCGATGTGTTTAAAGCCAAAACCAGCGTATCTAAGCTTGCGGATGATGTGCGTAGCGAAGTAAGGATTGCAGAATCAGAAAAAACAGAAATTTCTAACAAGATTGCCGAAGTGGGAAGGGCAATTATTGGCACACAGGCTTTCTCTGAATCTGCAAAGACTGCCGCACAGAACGCTTCCGCAAGCGCAGATAGGGCATCCGCTTCCGAAACAAAGGTGACAGAGGCGCTCAAGAAAGCGGAAAAGATGGGCGCTGGCGGTACGGTTAGCGGCGTGACCGAAACGGAAATGCACCAGTATGTAGCTGGGGAGATTGGCAAGGTGCGAACAGGAGTGCCGGAGGAAACAATGCGCTCCTATGTGGCTGGGGAAATCGGGAAGGTAAAGACTGGCGTGTCTACAAAGGAGATGGAAGGATATGTAGAAACGAAGTCTAAAGAAATTGCAGATAAGAGCATAGAAGATAAGAAAATCAAGCCAAAACAATATGGCGCAATGAATGCAATGAATTATTATAACAATGTTCCAAACATTGAAGCTTCATTAAAGCAATGGACGGACTCACCGAATTCCTTGGTAACTGCAAAGGAAGCATTCAACATCGCACAAGAATTTGGAAGCAATGCGAAAAATATTGCAACCGATGCGAGAAGGAGAGCAAACGATGCAATGAAAGCATCTGGAAGCGTTGTAGCATTTGTAAATCAAGGAGACTACCAACCAAGATATTACATATTGCAACGGCTAAAAGAAATAATGAGAACCGAAGGACGTGTTCCTAACATTGGAGATTACGTTGTAATTGGTGGGAAGAAGTTCTATGTAGTTGGTGTGAATTGTCAATTTAACAGTAACCGAAACGGCGAGATTCTACCAATAGAAAACCATATGGATTTTATTTGCATGGACACAGGAGTTATACCAGCGCTTAGCAATGAACAGGTTGCTAAGTACAAAGCGGATCCAGCCATAAAGAATAATTGGTCTGTGGCCGCAGTCAATAAGATAATGCAAGAGTGTGTTTTCCCAAGTTTCCAAGGAACGCTTGGAAATGAAGTTTTGGATGAAATATCTGAGAAGTTTGTGGGATTTTATGGGGAAGAACCATTATTCCAAAAACTGTGGATTCCGACAGAGAAAGAGCTACTTGGAACCAATGTAGGAAATCCGGAATATAAAGATACAGCTTTACAAGGGCAATATCCGTATTTTGTTTTGCATCCGAACGCATATATTAGCAATAAGCTTTTCTTGCTTTCTAAATCTATTGGCGGACAACTCTTTTTTTCTAGCAATGGGACAGTGCTTCCGGGAGATTTTGGGTTCTTGCAAGCGAATGGAGGAAAAAACCAAATGGTACAAATCCCAATCGGATTCAGAATCCAGATATAGCTATAAGGAGGGTTCGCCCTCCTTTTTGCTTGGGAAAAATCCCGCCTTTTTCGAGATAATACAAAGAAAAAGGAGGTAGTGAAATGAAACTTACAGTAGGGGAAATTCTGGCAATGGTGGATGCAATAAGGCCGAACAATGTGGATAGGGAAGCAAAAATACAATATCTAAACGAGGTAGAAGCGGAGGTTTTCGACTTGTACCTTGCCTTTAAGCGTGGCAAGGAAGTAGAGATTAAGCCTATCAATGGGCGGGCGTTCCTCCATGGGGAGACGGACACGCTGGAAGGCTATACCAATGCGGAGGGAGAGGCAAAGACGGAGCCGGAGGGAAAACTCACCATCATGGGGACTAGTCCGTATCGGATTGTAGAGCCACTAGGGAAAATGAAGGAAAGCGAGCCTATGAGACTGCTTCCTTCCCTTAAATCCTATACACAGGGGGATGAGGACGCTGTAGTTATCCTAGACAGTAGGTTTTTAGGAATCTATACAAACTATATCAAAGCGAAAATAGACTATGCGGAGGACGAGATAGAAAGCTACACCAATGCGGTGCAAGCATACAACGCAGAGAAAGAGGCGTGGTTGTCCTATCTCAATCGCTATTTAGTCCATGGGGAGAGAAAAGCAAGGGGGTTGATTTAATGAAATTCAAACCAATGCAACCGATAGGAAAAAGCAAGCAGATGATAGGCGTGTTCGGTGGGTTAAATCAGTCAAGCGTGGGGGCGGATAATGAGTTTTTGGACATGAAAAACGTGTCGTCAAGGCTTTATCCGTCCTTGACACTATGTGAACAAAGCGTTCCCTTTGCGGATTTAAACGAGCCGTTCCAGTTCTTCTGGAAGAACGACAACTATTTCATTACAGCCGATACCATCATGAAGCAAGGAGAGAATGGAAAAAGGCTGAAGCTGAACAGGAAGGACTTGGACAGAACGCTTGTAGGCATGGGGGCGTATATCTGCATTTTCCCGGATAAGCAAGTCTATAACACCGCGACAGGGGAATTGTTGGACATGGAAGCCTCTTACACGCAAAGCGGCAGTATCTCCATTGCTCCTGTCTCTGAAGGCTCCAGCTTTGTAAAGATTCAAGGAACAAATTTAGGGAAAGCGTTTAAGAAAGATGATGTTGTTACCCTGTCCGGCTTTACGCAGTACACGAATGTATTAAATGGGGCTAAGGCCATTAAGGAAATAGGGGATAACTTTATTGTAATCACGGCAGTAGATGAGAACGGCGCTGCGCTTCGTAGCATTACGGAGGAAAGCGGGGTAAAGATAGAGAGGAAGCTTCCGGACTTGGACTTTGTTTGCGAGTTCAACAACCGCCTGTGGGGTTGCTCCAGTGCGAATCATGAGATTTATGCTTCAAAACTTGGCGATCCTACCAACTGGAACAGCTACCAAGGCACGGCGGCAGACAGCTACGCGGTATCTGTTGGAAGTGATGGCGACTTTACAGGTGTTATATCCCAGCAAGGCTATGTGGTGTTCTTCAAAGAAGACTATATCCATACAATCTACGGCACAAAGCCATCTAACTTTAGCCTTGATACCGTACAGGCAAGGGGCGTTATGAAAGGGTGCAGTAAGTCATTATGCCATGTGAACGAGACAGTCATGTACGTAGGGCGTGATGCCATTATGGCGTATACCGGGGGAATGCCGGAATCGGTATCAGACAAGCTAAATCTTAGATGGTCAAGCGCAGTAGCGAATCAGTGGAAGGGGAAATACTACGTAGATTTAACCTTATTAAAGAAAACAACTACCTACGTTTATGACTTGGTACATAACATCTGGATGAAAGAGGATGAACACGAGAACAAGCTATTAAGTCGGTTCTATGCCAATGGAATCCTTTTTGAGACAAGAGAGAAGGAACGGCATATTAGTAGTAGATTCACAAGCTTAGAGGAAATCCGCACCGGGGATATGGACTGGTATTTGGAATCCGTGTATCTGGAAGAAGGAACAATCGACCAAAAGAAAGTCCATTCCTTGCAATTCAATGTGGAGCTGGAAACGGATGCCTATTTTGCCGTATATGTTCGATACGACAATGACACCACTTGGAGAAGGGTTGCTTCAGTCACAGCGGATAGACGGAATACCTATACCGTGCCGCTAAAGCTAAAGAAATGTGAAAGGTACCAGTACCGCTTAGAAGGGCATGGCTGGTTTATCCTGTACGGCATGAGCAAGACCATAGGGAAAGGAAGCGAACGATGAGCGTATTTAGCGTTCCAAGGATAGATATAAATGAGATTAACGACTTGGAGAAGGTTAAGGCGTATCTTGACGAGTTAAATAAGAAAATCAGGTATCTATCGGAAAATGTGGATCATGACAATATGGCACCGGCTGAGTACAGGAAATTCTTTCAAAGCGGGGAGAAGGCTGTCGAGCTTATCCAAAGCATGGACAGATTCTCCTTGGCGCTGGAGAACAGCGAGGAAAAGCTAAAGGCGGGCATTGAACAGACCGCAAGAGAGATTAACCTGTATGCCAAGAGCGGGGATGTGGTCAATGCGGTGAATATATCCAAAGATAAAATCCATATCAGAGGAACGGCTTTACAGGTCTACTCTGAAAATTTCCAGCTTGATAGAGAAGGAAACCTAACACTTTCCGGGGAAATCTATGCAGAGGCGGGTAATTTCGGCGGATTCCAGATTGTGAAGGAGGGAAATACAGAGTTCCTAAGAGGCGACACTATATCGGCGTGCGGCCTAGGCGGAACGACTGTGAATGTAAGGGGGCAGTTGGATATCACTACTGACAAGGATATTACCGGGTGCCATGTGGATTTTAGCAACTGCAATGTGCAAACTTCCACAAATACCTATTTCGGCTGGTTTTACTGTGAGGATGTAGTCTGCACTTCTTCCGTACAGGCGAATTGCGGCCAGTGTAACGAAGCGTATATTGACGGCTTGCTGGATTGCTTTGATGTGTACTCGAATAATAGGGGCATGGCATGGAGTGACAGGCGATTGAAGAAGGACATTAAGCCTATTGAGAACGCCTTAGAGTACATTTTATCCTTGCGACCTGTTGAGTATCGCCTAAAGGGCGATTCTTGCGTGCATTACGGATTTATAGCACAGGATATCCTTGCCGGGGGAGACCCTTACGGACTAGTAGGCGAGATGGAAAACGGCTATTATGCCTTAGATTATGAGGGATTCAACGGCGTAATCTGCAAAGCGATTCAAGAATTGAGAAACTTTGAGACGCTTTGAGAAAAAATAGGGAGGAAAATTTCTCATGCTGTATAAATCGGAAAGTCCGAATAGCATAAAAAGCACTAGGGATGTGGAAGGACATATAACAAGAATCAATAGGGCGGTGCAGAATGTATTTTCCTCACTGGATCCGGAAGATAACTTTAGCACGGAGGAACTGCAGCGGTATCAAGAAACAAAGCATTTTGCTTCCATGCTGGAGGTAAGGGGGAACGGACTAAGGACTGTATATACCGACCTTGTAAACAAGTCAAAAACAGCATACGAACAGCAAATGGAGCAGATAAGGCTTGCTCTATCAATGGGAGACATAACAAACACAATCACTTTTTCAAAAGAGGCTATATCCATCGAGGGGGAAAGACTGGACATATCTACGCAGAACTTTGTCCTAACCGATACACAAGCCGTAGCCAAGGGGGAAATCCATGCTAAAGGCGGAGAAATTGCCGGATGGAGAATTAAAACTGCCGGGAATCATACGTCTTGGGCGGGTGGAAGCAATTCCAAGATTGAGGCAAGGTCTATTGTTGCCGACTACGGAGAAGGAAGGACAATAAATGCCTATGGAAATGTGAATATCAATGCAACCTTCAAGGGGAATTTTGAGGATATCAATGTAAGCGGAGCAAAGTTCTTAGGGGGATTCTCCTGTTCCGCTATGGAATCCTCCAAAAGGCTTACTTGCGGAAGCATGAGAATCTACACCACACAAAGGGCATACGGAGAAGCTATCCCAAAGGCTCCAACTCGACCTTCTAAGGATGAGCTGAATGCAGATAACAAAGAGACGTACCCTAATCGTTACAATACCAACGTTGACCCAGAGGGCGGTCTGGTGGTTTCCGGAAATATCGAATGCCAGAAGGTACGATCCAGCACGGCAAATTCTACATGGTCGGATATAAGGCTTAAGGAAAACATTCGAGGGATTGAGACGGAAGAAAGTAGCCTTTTGCTTAGGAATATTTCTCCTAAAAGCTTTACATTTAAGAGGAGCGGTAATCGCTCGACTGGCTTTATCGCGCAAGAAGTAGACAAGAGATTTACAAAGGAAATGCAAGGGGGAATCCTTGCGCTGGACGTTGACTCTATCACTTGTTGCTTAGATAAAATTCTTCATACCATGGGGGAAAGATATGGATGAGATGACAAAAATACGGAATCTTTTACTGCAAAACCAGAAGATTATCCGCTATGCCTCTGAAAACATATCTTTCCCCGCCTCCTTTTCAGATGATTTTATAAAGGACTATGAGGAAACGGAAAAGGCTATAAAGGAATTTGAAATTAACTACGAGAAGATTTTGTTCCGCTTTCGGAGATTTGATAGCAATGTAGAGACCTACTTTGAAAATACGAGCAACATTCTACAGCTTGGCGTAAAGAAAAAGGATGTTGTAAGCAAGCTGAACACGGAGCTATCACTTGGAAAACATATAGAACTCATAGGGAAAAGGTTCTTAGTGAATACTAAGCATCTAACCATAAATGAAAGCGGCATGAGATTTAAAGGTACGGTAAATGCCACAACCGGGAGCCTAGGGGGATTCACCATTAGCGGGAATACCTTAGTCGGTGCGGAGAATACGGCGATTGGATCCGGAACAATCGAAGCGCACTATATGAACCTCAGAGGGGCAACGGCGGAGAATATCGACTGTAACCCGGATAATATCCAAGGGAAGCCTGTAACAATGACTTCTAACAGGAGAATAGACAAGGAAAGCAAGGAAAGTTCCACAACTTCCTTCAATGGGGAACTGTATGTTTCCGGGGTTATAGATGCGACCTATGGCTGGAATCAAGAGGTAGACTCTGACGGCGTTCCTCACGGGACACTTCCGAACTTTAGCTTTGATGTTCTCCATGTGAAAGGCGCTTGCACCTTGGCGGGAAGAAGCGGAGCAAAAACCCCCGCGAACCGTGCCAGGTGTTCAGAAATATTTAACGAAAAAGGGGAATCATGGTCGGATGCCCGGCTTAAGGAAGGAATCAAGGATATAGACGGGGAGAAGGTTCTATCCCTTTTCCAGAAACTACGGCCTGTTGAGTACCAGCTAAAAGGGAATGCGGATAGGAAGATAGGCTATATCGCACAGGAACTTGACAAGGTATTCAAGGATTCCGACCTTCCCAGCATTGTAAGGCAAGAGGGGGAATATTTGACGGTGCCTTATGCGGAACTTATCCCGTTAAGGGTAAAAATGATTCAAGAACTATACAGGAGGATAAAGGATGGAAAAGGAACTAGCGAAAGCGGCGGAACTGCTTAACCGGGTAAATGTAAGCGGTATTCAAAACATGGTAAACATTATCACAGCCTACCAGCTAATTACCGGTATGGCGACAGTAGAGGAAAAGGGGGAAGAAGATGGCGCTAAGTAATTCAATCGTAGACTATTTAAACCAAAGGGGACAGGGAAGTTCCTACGCTGCAAGAAAACAGCTTGCCAATCAAATGGGCATGACTGGCTATTCAGGAACAGCAAGCCAGAATATCAGCTTGCTTAACCAACTAAGAAACGGCGGAGGGAATAACAATCCTTCAGCGAATGTAATGGCTGGGGTAAATCAGCAAGCGCCCGCTCCTGTAAATCCCCCGGCGCAGAATGTAAGTGCCAGCGCCAGCGAAAGCGGGAAGGTAAGCTATCCCACAAGAGGATATACTCCATCCGAACAGGTGGACAAGGCATATAAGGCGTACACGGCACGATTAGGATCCATGCCGGGCGACTACAGCGAATCCGAATATGTGGATGCCAGGAGAGAACAGCTAAAGAAGGTAGAAGGGGAGCGGCCAGACCCCTTTAAATCCAAGTATGAAGCACAGATTTCCAGCCTACTGGACGGAATCTATGGGGAAAAGAAATTCTCCTATACTGGGAAAGACCTTCAGAATGACGACCTGTATAAGATGTATGCTCAAAGGTATACGGATTCCGCAAGAAGGGCAATGCAAGACACCATGGCGAACGCACAGGCGCAGTCCGGTGGCTATGGTTCTACTTATGCCCAGCAAGTAGGACAGCAAGCCTATGATACCACCATGGGCGGATTGAATGATAAGGCGCTGGAGTTTAGAGACAAGGCTTATCAAATGTATAGGGATGACCGCGCTAATCGGTATAACCAGCTTCAAGCTTTCCAAGGACAGGATAACACCGACTATAGCCGTTACAGAGACACTGTAAGCGACTGGATGAATGATAGAAATTACTATCTCAATGCCCTTAATGGCGAGATGGCTAATGACTTAAATGTCTACAATGCCAATAATTCCAACTACTGGAACGGTACGAATCACTTAGCCGGGCAGTACAATGCCGACAGAAGCGCAGACCTAAGCGCATACCAGCATGATAAGGCAGAGGAGCAATGGGCGAAGGAATACGCCATGAAGAAAGAAGCACAGGAACTTGATAACGAACTTTCTCGACTGAATATCGAAAAGACAAAGCAAGCGCTTGCGCAGATGGCACTAGGCGGAGCCGGTGGCGGTGGTGGCCGTTCCGGCGGAGGCGGCAGAGGCGGAAGAAGAGGAAAGAAAGGGAAGCAAACGGAAGTGAAGGCCGCACCTGTAAAGGTAGAGACAGGAAAGACAGGAAAGCAAGTCAGAAATGCGTTTGATTTAATGGATGCCTTTGCACCTTACTTCAACAAGGGGGCGAACAATGTGGCGGCAAGACCGAACCCGGCAATTACTCCGCAGAACGCCCTAAAGGAAATCTATGCGCATGATGGCGTTGATTATGACCTTGATGTTACGCCGGACGATCCGCTTACCTACATCACAAGGAATGAGTTAAGAAAGGCAAGAGAGAAGAGAGGATATTAAGATAAAAGGGGGAGAAAATGGGAAGATTCAGTTCTTTATTTGACACTAAGCAACAGGAAGAGAATAGAAAGCTTGTGCAAGGATATATTGCAGAGAGGGCAAGAAGAACAGAGGGGAGCGTGGCAAGGCCAGCTTCCCCTATTTCTAATTCTTCCCCACAAGGAGAGATACAGGCTACTGCTCAAAAGAGTAGTACCTTTGATTCTTCTCCTCTTGGGTATAGGGAGAGATGGCTTAATGAGCATAAGCCACAGGCGCCGAAGGTAACACCTACGGCAACGGCTCCGGTAAGAACCTATAATACTCCTACCACGCTAAGCCCTGAGGCTATGGCTAATCTCAAAAGCTATCAATCCAATAACGGAACTACAAGCCAGAATCTTTCCGGCGGCGTTCCTGTTGACTTTCAAGGCTTAGTGAAGGATGCCTACGAGAATACAAGAGAATATGCGTATCTTAATAGGCTTTCTCAGAAGCCTATTGTAGGGAAGCTGGCTCCTGTTGTTGGTGCTGGGCAATATGTATTATCTAACATTGATAGCGGATTCGAGGGAATCAGAAACACGGCAGAGCAGATCATGTCTGACGATAAGATTTCTTCCCAGAACATGAACGGCGCATTTAGAAGCAATGCTATGCGGGAAGGTTCATTGCGTGCCCTTAGAAATAACTTGGGCATGAAATATGACGGTGTAGAGGACACTGGGGAAAAGATTACAAACATTGTCGGCGGTACTGCATTAGATTCCACTAGTTCGGCGGCAAATAGGTTATTGTTTGGCCAAGGAGGACTTGCCCTTGCGGCGGGCAATGCGGCCAATCAAGAATATCTTGAAGACGTAGATAATCCTAATATCACAAGAGACCAGATGCTTTTAAGCGGACTGGCAAAGGGTGTAGCAGAAGCGGCTTGGGAGTTTGCCCCTCAATCCCATTTCTTGGAAATGTCTAAAAACGGTCTGGGAACTACCGGGAAAGAGATTGCAAAGAATATCCTTAAGCAGATGGGACAGGAAGCCATTGAGGAAATGGGAACGGAATTAACCAATACGGCATCCGATTATCTCATTAAGGGTAAGCAATCCGATATGGTACAGGAATATCTTGCAAGACGGCAAGCCGGAGAGAGCGACAAGGAAGCGAAATTTAATACCGCTAAAGGTATTGCTGGCAATGTTGCAATGTCCGGACTTGGCGGAGCATTGTCCGGTGGATTCTCTACAGGACTTGCCGGAATGTCCAATACTGTACGGAATGGATTTGCCTATAGCGGCATGAATGGAACCTATCAAGATATTGCGGATAGTGCCGACACCTCCACCGAAGAGGGAAAAGCTATCCATGAGGTAGCTACAAGGCTTGCGGAGAAGGAAGCCAAGGGACAGAAAGTAAGCTTAATGGATAGGGGATATCTTGGAAATGCTATTGATAACGCCGCCATAGAGGCTTCCAAGAAGGCAGAGGCGGACAATTCTACCCTTGAAGCAGAAACAAGCCATAGCGGCGAGCCTGTGCAGTCTGAGGAAGGAAATAATGCGCCTTACAATGTACTTTCCAACAATCAGAGCGAAGATTCTATCCGGGAAGAGGGAAGTAAGGCGGTATCGCCGGAGTTAAGCAACAGGATCCAGCAGATAGATTCCACACGGAAAGCCATGGAGCAAAATGCTTTGCATGAGTTTTCCGGGAATTACGATACAGAGGGAAAGCAAGCCTTTATGAAAAACTATGACGGCAGCTTAGACCTTCCGACTTACATTAAGGCGTACAATGATATCTATAACATTGCACGATACAACTACAAGACAGGTCACGAAGATTTGCGGACAGGAGCAGTAAAGACGGCAAGAATGGCATTGCTTAGTGAGGAACAAAGAAAGGAGATTTACAAAGCCGGATTTAGGGATTTAATGGCTACAGAAAAGAATTGGAACCAGAACTTTAAGGAAAGAGTGGAGAAAAGGGAAGGCGGCGTAATGGATTCCGTTCCTCATGCTCCTAAGAATTTAATCACTGTACTTAATGCCTTGGGGAAGAATACAGGGCTTCTTTTCCGTATCACGGATTCCAAGTATGCAGATGGTGCTAATGGATCCTATGAAAAGGGAAAGGGAATTATCACAATCGACTTGCAAAGTGACAATGTTTTGGGAACGGTTGCCCACGAAATGACACACTGGCTGAAGGATTATAACGAGATTGCCTATCCGATGTTCCGCGGCCATGTTGTGGAAAGCCTAGTGCGTTCTTCCGGCACGGATTTTGATACGCTGAAGGAAGCCTATAGAAACAGCTATGGGCAGAACATGACAGAGGAAGAAATCGTTGATGAGATTGTGGCGGATGCTACCACTCATTTCTTGAATGATGAGAATTTCGTCAAGGAGATTTTGGCAGACAAGGAAACAAAGGGATTTGCGGCGAAGATTCTGGACTGGATTAAGTCCGTGATTGATGCCTACAAGGAGCTTATTTCCCATACAGGAGACAGAAGGGCAAGCCTTGCTTTACAGGAGGACTTAAAGAGATACGAAGAGGCTAGGGAGTTATGGTCTTACGGTATCGAGGAAGCAACGCAGAATATGAAAAAATATGAGCCTGTTAATCATGCGGAAGATAGCGAAGTGGAGCTATCCCAAGTTCAGTTGCAGAAAACTATTAATAATCAGAAAGGGAAAACGCTTTCAGATAGAATTGATGATGTGTTAACTAATCAGAATTTTACGGAATCTCATGTTTACTTAGGAGACACTCCGCAAATATTGCAAGATTTAGGGCTTAGAAAACTCCCGATCCTTATGACGGCAAAGCACGTTTATAATGGTATCAAGACTAAACAAAACGCAATAAATGAAGGGCGATATTTTATAAAAGATGAGGGTCATCATCATGGAATTGGGAGAAAAAACTTTATTAAAGTCATCAATAACCTTAATAATCCGGAAATCATATATAAATATTCAAATGTTAAAGATGATTTTAGGATAGTCGAAGTGTTTGGAATTAAAGATAAGAGAAACGATCCAATAATAGTTGTGATTAAGCCAGAAGGAAATGGATATTACAATAGTATAAATATTGATAGCAATGTTGCTCTATCAATGCATGGACGGTCAAACATTGCCAACAAAATAATAGATGCACAAAAACATGGAAGAATCCTGTATGTAAGGAATTTGAATAATAAAAATAGCGGAAGCTTTCAAATCCCTGGGTCACAATTACCCAACAACTTTTCAAGCACCGCTGTTGCTAACAGCCTAAACCAATATAAACAAGATGTCAATCAGTTTTTGAAAAAAAATGGGAAATTAAACCAGCTTGATATTTCCGAGGAATACTATCATGCGCTGGAGGAGGAAAACAGCGAGCTGAAGAAAGCGAACAACTATCTTAGCGAAGTCTTGAATGCAGAGAAATCCCATGTTCCGTCTCAGTCTGACGTAAGAAAGACAGCGGATAGAATGCTGGACGAGTTCAAATCTTCCTTCAAGAAAAGCGACTTGGTGGAGCAGTTGACAGGACTCTATCAGTACCTAAAGGAAAGCAAGAACATTGACGGCGGAGAGGTAACAAGGGTAAGCCGTTCTATTGCTAGAGAGGTTATCGACAATGCCCAGTATCAAGATGAGGACGAAGTAAGGGAGTACAAGGCATTCAAGGGATTCTTTGATAAGCGGCCGCTGTATATTCCGGAAGAGTATGTCGAGGATATTTACCCGGACGGATTCGGCGCATTGCGAAAGAAATACTTTGGTAAGGTGGATATTCGGAAAGCAAATGCAGACCATCAGAACAATATCTATGATATTTACAGAGAGCTGCAGCATGAGTTTCCTAACCAGTTCCCGGAGCATGATTTTACCAGCAACGATGCAGATGTTGCTTTAGAGATTTTGGACGGATTCGAGCAGTTGCGCCCTAAGGACTATGAGCATTTCCCCGGAGAGGAATACAATCATGCCGTGGATAGGCTGGCGGACGAGATTTTTAATGCCTATTTCGAGGTAGGAGAGGAGAGTTTAAACAACAAGTACAAGAAGAGCTATAAGAAGCTGAAGGAAGATGCAAGGGCAAGCCTTGAGCAGGAATATAGAGAAAAGTACGAGGCGAAGCTGGAAAAGTACATTGCCAAGGCAGAGAAGAAGGACGAAAAGAGCGTTGCCAGAATCAAGGCATTAAGAGCGGACTACAAGGATAGTCTTATTGACTATGATACCTTTATCCGGGAAGAAGCTAGGATCCTGAAGAAAACCGGACTGGAGTATCAAGCCAGAAGGGAATTGCACCAAGCGTATAGGGAGAAACAGGACGAACAGCGCCATAGACAGATTTACAAGAGGGAAATTGTAAGGGATTCTAAGGCTTTAATGAACATGGCTGTAAATCCTACGGATAATCTGCACGTGCCCAAGGTACTTTTGAAAGACCTTGTGCCGGTGCTTTCCTCTGTAGATTTTTCCTCTGTGAATACCTATGACGGGAAGATTCCTAAAATCAGCATGACGGCGAACGAGTTTGCAAAGAATCTTGAAACATTGAATAGGCGACTAACGGAAGCAGAGGAAAACGGTGGAGTATTCACCGAAGAAGATGGCAAGGGAATGTATCTTGATATTGATCCAGACTTGCGGGCAAGCCTTCAGGAAGTGCAAGAAGCAGTCAAAGGGATTGATGGCAATATGAACCGCCTGTCTACCGACCAGCTTCAGACTTTGAGAAACAGCTTGCGAGGACTGAAGAAGATTGTGGAAAGCCAAAACAAGTTTATTTCCGATACCCTTAATGCAAAGGTTTCCGATGTAGCTAATGAGGTTATCAATGAATTTGCAAGCCAGAAAACAGGAGATGCATGGCGCGGAATACCCGGTACTGTGCATGAATTTATAAATTACAATATGCTGGATGCCTATAGCTTTTTCCATGAGATGGGAGACGGCGGAAAGAAGGTCTACAAGCTCCTTAGAGCGGCACGAGATAAAAAGACTGTTGCCTTGAATCAAGTGGAGAACCGATTCAAGGAAGCCATGAAAGAAAACCATATCAAGACAAAGGATATAACTAAGCTTTCCAACGATACATTCACCTTTACCGCCCATACTGTAAGGGGCAATGGACAGGCGGAAGCCACCATGACGAAAGCCCAGCTTATGTCTATGTATCTTTATAATCTAAGAGACCAGGCAAGAATGCATATGTACGGCGAAAGGACAGATGCAGAGACTGGAAGAAAGCATATCGAGGAGAAACTTGGCGGCTTTAAGATTGGGGATAGGAAGGAAATCGGAAGGTACGCCAGAGACGAGAATGTTTATAAACTGACTGAAGCGGAAGTCAATGCCCTTGTGGATGAGCATTTGACAGATAATGAAAAAGCCTTTGCGGATAGCATTGGGAAAATATTGTCTGTTGATGTGGCAAAGTACGGAAATGAAGCTAGCAATGCGGTATTCGGCTATGACAAGTTCACGGAAAAGAATTATTTCCCCATCAAGGTGGATAAAGATACTATTGATATGAAAAATAGCGACCTTGAAAGGAATATGTCTACGCTGAAGAATAAGGGAATGACGAAATCCCTCCAGAAAGAAGCCTACAATCCGCTGATCGTAGATGATATTTTTGAAGTGATGATGAAGCACGTGGACGAAATGACTTCCTACGGCGCATTTTTCCCCGCGATTACTGATATGCAGAAGTTCTATAATATGAAGGACGAGACGGGCAATTCCGTTCATAGGGAACTTTCCAGAGTAATGGGTAATGGCGGAACAAATTACTACATGAATCTGCTTAGAGACCTAAACGGAAGCCGAGGAGATACGGACAATTCGGATAAATTCTCACAAGGATTTTCCAGCCTGTATAAGGGCGCCAAGGTTCTTGGCAATCTAAGAGTTGCTATCCAACAGCCGACTGCCTATGCAAGAGCGATTGCGGCCATAGAGCCAATATATCTTGCAAAAGGTCTTAGCCTTCCCATTACTGAAGCTAATAAGGAGTGGGAGCTTGCGAAGAAGTATGCTCCTATTGCCCTTTGGAAGTCTATGAGTGGTTCCTTTGATATCAATATGGGAAAAGGCCTTAGACAGCAAATGACAGGGGAAGCGACTATTCGAGAGGATATAGCGAATAAAGCCGGATTCCTTCTGGAAAAAGGAGACGAGTTCGCATGGAAGCGGTTATGGTATGCGGCAGAAAAGAAGGTCGAGGCGACTACTGACCTAAAGAAAGGCACGGAAGAGTATTACAAGGTGGCGGCAGATATATTCAACGATATCATAGATAAAACGCAAGTGGTGGACTCTGTGCTGAATAGAACGGATGCCATGAAGAGTAAAAGCGGATTGACCAAGCTAACTACTTCCTTCATGTCTGAGCCGTCTAAAACCTATAACATGGTTTATCGTGCTTACTCTGATTTCAAGAAGGGCAAGGGCAACGCCGGGGAATTGCTTGGGGTTATGTCGGCGTATGTGCTGAATGCTGCGCTAACTGCCGCCCTTGCTTCTGTATTATCTGCAATGAGAGATAAGGACAAGGAAAAGAAATATGGAGAGCGCTGGCTTGATGCCTTTACTGGAGGATTCACGGACAATATCAACCCTATAAGCTACATTCCTTTTGCGAAAGACCTTGCAGAAATCGCGATGAATGGTTTTTCCGGGAAGTGGAATAACGGATCCAATGACCTTACTACAAAGCCTATCGCTGACGCGGTTAAGGCAGTTAAGAGTTTACACGATGCTATGAACGAAGATTCTAAGCTTGGGGTAGTTGGGAACCTATACAAGGCTTCAAATATGCTTGATATTGCGGGCATCCCAATGAGCAACACCTTGAGGGATATGGGAGCGCTGTACGATACGCTTATTTATGACGTGCTGGATGATGTAAACCTTCAGTATGATAGAGACAAGCTTGTCTACAACATGGAAGGAAAGAACAGCAAGGGCGATTATATCAATGTAAAGCGTTTCCTGTCCTCTGCACTAAAGGCATACACCAGAGGAGACAAGGCGCTAGGCGATAAGATTATGGCGGATTTAAAGGCAAAGCTGGGGGATGATGTAATCGAAGAAGCTATGCAGAAACAGCTAAAAGGCAATGATACGATCCAGTCAATGGCTGAAAAGAAAGCAAGTGGCCAAGACTATTCAGAGGATAGGGAAGCATTGCTTAGCCAAGGCTTTAGTGAAGCTATGATTGATAAAGCGCTGGAGAGTGCTTATAGAAAGCAAAGCCCGATAAAGAAGGAGGATTTAGCGGAACAGCTATTTGAACAATCAGAAGGATACAAGGATAGCCTAAAGGCTTATGTCGATTACAAGAAGGCTGACGGCGTATCTGACGAGAAAATCCGGAGCAGTATCAAGAGTGCGGTAACCGGCAGATACAAGGAAGCCTATCAAGCGGCTATAGGGAATCCGGCGGAATCTGATGCAATCCTTAGAAAGATTCTGCGAATTACCTACGAAGGAAAACAGCTATACACCGAAAAAGACCTAAAGCAATGGGCGAAAAAGTAATGAGGAGAGGACAAGGAAACTTGTCCTTTTCTTTTTTATTGCTAGGGATTTAAAAAATAACGGAAGGTATTATGGCGGTAGAAACGTAGGAAGGAGGAGAAGCTATGCATGGGAGAGGTTAAGGAGCTTTTTAATTTGGTTGATGTGGGAATATTCATCCAGTCGCTAGGGTGGATTCTGCTTGCCCTTGTTACAGTGATTCAGAAGATTGCCCCAGAAGGGAAAAAGCCGTGGAGCATTCTTTTTTCCTTTATTGGGAAGGAAATCAATAAGGAAATGCTGGACAATCAATCCTTATTCTCCAAGAAGCTGGAGGAGCTGGACGAAAAGTTGGTAAGGGCGAACGACTCAATCGAAGAAGTAAAAGCAACGGCCGCAAAAGTACGGATCCAAAGATTTGGGGATGATTTGACAGAAGGGAAAAACGTGGAGAAGGACAGGTTCATTCAAGTATTCGAGGATATCAAGTGCTATAGCGACTATTGCAAGGAACATCGGAAATTTGATACCCCCATGATGGAAAGCGTTACGCGGTTCATTATGGAACAATACGACAAGAAGCTAAGAAGTAATGATTTTCTGCATTAGAAAGGAGAAAGAAACATGGATTTTGGAATCGGAGCAGTAGTGGAAATTACAGTGGCCGCGTATCTCATCGGTATGGGGTGCAAGGCAGTAGAGGGTTTGGATAATAAATTCATTCCCGTAATCTGCGGATTTGTCGGAGCCGTGCTTGGTGTAGTGGGAATGATGACTATGCCAGAGTTCCCAGCAAAGGATATTTTAAGTGCGGTAGCTATCGGAATTGTAAGCGGTCTTGGCGCGACTGGAGCAAATCAAGTCGGCAAGCAGCTTACACAATAACTTATATAACAGGAGGAAAGCGTATGAGTAAGAACAAGCCGTTTGAAAGGTACGAAGGCATTGACGAGGATGCCAAGAAACAGGAAGTTCCGGTAAAGGACAGCAAAGCGGACAATTCCCCGCACCCTGTCGGCTATGGCAGAGGCGTAGGAGAAGAGGATAAGGAGCATGGACCAGGCGCAGAGCTGTAGGGCAGACTTGGGGCAGTACAGCAATGTATTGCCCCTTTTTAATTATGAAAGGGGAAATATATGAATCCATATCAGAGAGGTCAAAAGGCATTGTGTGGCGACTATTTCAAATATACGCCTAGCGGAGCCGGACAATTTAAGAAGGCCGCAAGATGGCATACCGTGCCAAAGGCTGGCGATGTAGTCTTTTTCTTCAGTCCGGCCATGGGAAGAATCGCCCATGTGGGAATTGTGGAGAGTGTGGAAGGAAACAAGATCACTACCATTGAGGGCAACACCTCCGGCACTCATGGGGATAGAAACGGCGGAGAGTGCAGAAGGAAAACCTATAATGGATATTCCGTAGGCGGTAGAAACTGGGTAAATGGCTTTGCAAGACCTGTCTACGGAGACGATACTTGCACCGCACAGGAACTTTTGGACGTTGCCCGGGGAGAAATTGGCTACGAGGAGAAGGCTTCCCCCAATGGACTGGAGGACAAACACGCAAACAGAGGAAGCAAGAACTACACCAAGTACGGACAATGGTACAACAACGGAAAGGCTTTATCCGAGTTCTGGTGTGCGGAGTTCGTGAGCTGGTGCTTTTACATGGCTTGCAAGACACACGCCACAACGCAACAGGAGCCACGTAGAGAGGGCTGGCAACAGCAGAATGATAAATGGCTGTACTATGTAGACAACGTGCCTCTATGGGGCGGATGGCGCTATATTAACGGCAGATGGTACGCCTTTGACAATTCCGGATTTATGATTAAGGGGTGGTTTAAGACAGAAGAAGGCTGGTATTACCTCGGAGAAGATGGCGGAATGCTTGCCGGACAATGGGTAGAGGATAAGGGCAAGTGGTACTACCTAACCAAAACAGGATTGATGGCGACCAATGCGAAGGTTAGAAAGGCTAGGGGAGAAGGATTCGACTATGTAGGAGAGGACGGCGCCTTTGATTCCTTCAAATCTCTCCTCCAAAGATTCCCGGAAGGAACTGAAATTGTCGAGTAAATAAGCCATTTCTTGGCTATAAATCCGTGACAAATTTCGTGACAAAATCCGTGACAAAATTTTGCATTTCAACAAGAAAATCTATCGTTTCCGAAAGATAACGCAACCAGAGAAAACATAGCTGAAAACATGAAAAAAGCACGTTTCTAAGCCAATCCGCAAGGGTTTAAGGTTTAAAAACGTGCTTAAAATTTTCCAATAAAAAATCGAGGTGACAAGATTCGAACTTGCAAGAAAAAGTCTGTAGAGTGGCTTAAACACTATATCTT